TTAAAAATAGTAAATCTTAAATCTAAATATATAGAAAGTTTAGGATTTCCTATATGTATATATTTGCTGTAAAACCCTAATATAATATCCCATAAATCTTGATAATGTCCCGCGCAAATTAATTCGGCCGTCCAATAGCACGCCGGTTCTATTTTTGATTTTAGTAAGCTATTCATTAACTCCTTTTTTACATCTGATTTTTTGAATTCAGAAAAAGAGATAAACCGAAATGCCGACGGTTCTCGTATATCATTAATTTCAATATCTAACATATAATATTTTTTATACAAAAAAAATAACAACAATATACATATATGAAATTTAATAAATCAATAGATTCAATTAAAAAACTATCCAGTAATTTATCAACTTGGGGATTAATTTTGATTTTTTGTTTATTATTTTTATTTTTAGTAGTATTATTCAAATCTTCTAAAAAAAGGGAGAATTTTCAAACTACCACACATTTTTTACATAAAACCGGAAATGACATATATGACGATTTTTATGTTGATATTTATGATGACCTTGTATATAATGATTTAAAAGACAATTACGAAATTCAAGAAATCATAAATAAAACAAAACCTACACATTCCAGCACCATATTAGATATAGGGGCTGGAACCGGGCATCATTCTGGAAAATTATCAGAACAGGGGTATGATGTTTTAGGCATTGATAAATCACAAGCAATGGTTAACAAGGCAAAAACAAATTATCCAAATACAAATTTCGTCAAGGGAGATGTTTTAGATGCCAATCCTAATCTAGGAAATGAAAAATTCACACATATTTTATGCTTGTATTTTACGATTTATTATATTGAAAACAAAGAAATGTTTTTTGAAAATTGTATGAAATGGTTAAAACCGGGCGGGTTTTTAATCTTACACGTTGTAGATAGAGATTCATTCGACCCGATAATACCCGCGGGACAAGGATTTTTAATATTTTCACCCCAAAAATACGCCAAGGAAAGAATAAATACTTCCAAGGTTGTATTTAATAACTTTATATATTCTTCCAAATTTGATTTGAAACCATCAGAAAATATTGGGTCGTTTGATGAAAAAATAGAATTCAAAGATAATAAAAGTATAAGAAAACATAAACACGTAATGTATATGGAAGACGCGCCTGAATTGTTGACAAGGGCGCAAAATTGCGGCTTCATTATTAATGATAAAGTTGATTTGTTAAATTGTGGGTATGATAACCAATATTTATATATACTTGTAAAACCTGCTTAATTTCAAGGATAAATTAATAACAAATAGTTGACTCGTGTTTTGTTTATTTATATTTCTTCATTTTCTTCTTCTTATTTTCAAGGATATATTAACAACAAATAGTTGACTCGTGGTTTATTTATATTTCTTCATTTTATTCTTCTTATTTTCAAGGATAGATTAATAACAAAATAGTTGACTCGGGTTTTATTTATTTATTATTCTTATTTTCAAGGATAGATTAATAACAAAATAGTTGACTCGGGTTTTATTTATTTATTTCTTTATTTTCTTCTTCTTATTTTCAAAGATAAATTAATAACAAAATAATTGACTCGTGTTTTATTAATTAATTATTATTATTCTTATTTTCAAGGATAGATTAATAATAAAATAGTTGACTCGGGTTTTATTAATTAATTATTATTCTTCTTATTTTCAAGGATAGATTAATAACAAAATAGTTGACTCGTGTTTTATTAATTAATTATTATTCTTCTTATTTTCAAGGATAGATTAACAATGAAATAGTTGACTCGAGATCAATTAAAACAGTTAACCGCGCAAACAGGGAAAAAAGACCATTTATATGGCCTTTCTTTTTTCTTTCTCTTTTTATTTTGCTTTTCGTTTTTTATTTTTATGTTCTTTTGGAATTTTTATTTTTTATGTTCTTTTTATCTTTTTTTTAGTTATTCTTGTTATATACAATTTATAAACCTAATTAGTAGCACCTAAAAGTGGGCAGTCAAATTAAATGGCCATATTTACACCTTGGCTAGGCTCTCCATTTTTCCCGTTGGGTTTCGGTTCCACATTCAACTTTTCATTTTAATACAGGGGGTAAATTATTAAAACTATCTAAAATATTTTTAATAAAACTGTGATTTTGCATTGCAAAACTCCTGGCGATAATAAATATATAATCTCTTAAATATATTTCAATTGTTATTCGTCCCCTAGGGTTGGGTGTAAAATATTGTTGTAGCATATTTCTATCATTTTCATCAAAATAATTATATGCTATTTGGTTAAATAGGTCTTTAAAGACTAGTAAATCAAACAATATATTTCTTAAAAACGCATTAAATGGTAGTCTCTCGGAATAATAATAATCTTCTAGGCGTTCTCTATTTTCTGTGTTGTATAATTCTTCAATAAATTGTGAAATTACGTACTCCATCTTTTCTCTTAAATTTTCAGTTAAATTTTGAGTTAAATTAATGGCTGTCATTATTAATTTAGTATTTGGTTGTGGGGGGTTGTGCTATTAACATTCTTTTAAAAAATCAATTCAAAAATTTCAGTTTACCGTGTATTTATTCAAACTAAAAATAATATAAATTAAAAATCTTTACATGCCTTAAAAACGGCGGTTTAAATGTGCGAATGCGTAATCATAAAATACTTGAGTCACAATTTATCCATAAAGTATTGTTTTTACTTCACTATATATTATTTTTAATTAGGTTTTCTATTAAAAAATAAAGAATATTTGCGCAAAATATATATAATTTATTTTTTAATCCTAAATAGATAATAAAATCGTCAAACAACAAATAAACACATACTATTGCCATAATTATTTTTTCAATGAATATAATTATATAATTTCGGAACCTCTCCAGTAACGACCAATTATTTATAAAACTACACATTGGGGTGCTCGCAAAATCTTTTATAAAAAACCAGTGTATATCAAGAATACCCGTCATTATTCGGTGAATATTACAGTATTCGTATTTAACATTAAATATATTAAATAATTTTCCACAACATATTAAATCTATATATAATTTCTTGACATTTCGTCTTGATTTAAATATATACGGCGTTATTCCGTCAATATAACTATTTTTATATAAAATATTGCCGTCAATTATAAATGGCAAATAACAAGATTTAATTATCGAAGTATAGACATCATTCACATTTTTATAAAAACATTTAATTGTTTTTTTTCGTTTGCGAATATTATAATAAGAAATATATAATTTATGGTTAAGATTTATTAAATCATTTGGAATGATTGTTATATATTTATTTATTTGTAAGATAGTATTTATTTTTTTCGACTCATTAAAAACATTGTAAAATTTATTATAATTATCATACATAACATCCAATTTATCAAGAATATATAATACTCCAATAAAAGAACTAATGCTACACGTCGAAATCTTATTTATTTGTATATATTTGTGTTTTTCCATTTCTTTTAAAAACAATAGCGAGCCTAAGGTATAACTTCCATTAAAAGCCCCGCCACTTAAAATTAAATCGAATTTCATAGGCGACCCGCTATTCTTCATATGGCTCGGCAATTGAATGATTAATTTATTTATATATATTTTTAAATCGTCCATTTTTATTTATACATATTTTTTTAATAATTAAATACATCATTAAATATATAATTATTATTTTAGTTAAATGTAAATTCGCAAATTCGCGATATATAATTACGACTCAATTGTTGGAATGCGGGACTGCGGGGGGCGGGGGCGAGTTAAACAAGTTATTTGAGTATTTTTCAATATGCTTATTTATAATCAGTTGATTATATTTATGATTCAAAATATAATTTTTATCTAACATAATATCATATAGTTTATATAAAGCTGAGTCGTGTTTATACTTTAACAACTTAAATTTAAGTTCGGCATTTAATTTTACTTGATGTATATTGTGTTTTAATTTATAAATGTAAAACATTTTCATGTCATTCTTTTTTTCATAATATTCTTCTTTTTGTTTTTCATAGTTATACATTTCACGGCATTTGTCGGAATACATTCGGATTATTATCATTAAACCACAAATAATATAGTATTGCCAATTTGAAATGATACCTGATTTTATAGCGATAATTATACGCGACCCATTTACAAAAATACAATGGTAAAATAAAGAGAACATTTGGAATACACCATTTATAAAAAGGATAAAATTTCTAAAATCCCGAATAAATAAGTGAATAAGTTGCATTATTATCTTTAAAAATCCTTTTTATAAAAGGATAAAGAATATATTTAAATTCTTTATGGTTAACTTGATGGAAGAGATGAAACGCCCAGTTTTATTTCGCCGAGACTAGCAATATTATATTTTACTACAAATGGAAGGTCATTTTCCAAATACATTTCTATTTGATTACATAAGTTAGTACATTTAATAAAATAACTCAAATTTTTCAATGAGAACTCGCCTTGTATAACCTTGCTCGAATCTTGTTTTAACACAAATTCCATACTTCCGTCGGCTTCTGCTCTGTGTATTTCGGCAGAAGCAAAATTGCCGGAACATTTAAAAATCAATTCATTGCCAACAGATTTAATTTCCAATTTATCCGAAATACACGATAAATCGCGAATAATTTTTTGAAAATCAACAGAAGGCAAATTAATAATGGATGAAAATTTGACATCTGGATATTCCAATTCTTCCGGGTCAGGCTCAATAAGTCGTAATTTTTGCGTCTTACATTGCTTAATTTCCCCATTTTCAAATTTTAGTGCCAAATGCGAAACGATTCCATCAGCATAGTCGCAGTTTTCAATATACATTGTTAAAGTATCGTCATTGTCAATTGTATTTATTAATTTAAATAAATGAAACATATTCACCCCGATGATGATTTTTTCCTTTTTACACTCATAGTATTCGAAATTAGGCGCCGCCAACAATAAATGAACTAAAATCGTGTGTGATTTGTCCATATTTATAATCCGTATTCCATCGGGTCGAAATGTAATGTTTGTCTCCAATAAAATATCTTTTAATGCGGTCATTAAAGTTCTGAATGGGGCGATTTGAACTGTTTTTATTGTTAATATATTGCCCTCAGTTGATATTTGAGATTTATTTAATGTCATTATGTGTATTTTTTATAAATCTTTAAATATTTATTTAAATATAGTTAATAACTTTAACGCATTA